TCCATTACATCATCTTGCGGGGTAGCACCGCTGTATTCACCGGTGCAATTTTCTTTGACAATCTGGAAAATCTCCATCCACAGACGGTTTGTCTGACTCATATAGTTTTGCCCCATAGCTACATAGGGACTTTGAATAGCATTGCCTGTAGTAGGATGTTTTGCTAAAAATCCATACTCTGTTACGGCTTCTTCACATTGAATCCAACGAGCTACACTCATAGCATAGCGTTCTAAGAGTTGCGGTGATACTAAACCAGCACATCCGCGTACGTTTAACCACTTCCATGTGTTTCTGTAAATTTCGCCTGCAACCAGAGCTTTTCCGTCTTTTTGTATTGCTTCTAACATTTTATTTGGTTCAGGCATTTCAATTCCTTTGAGGTCTGCTGTATCCTTGAATTCTATTACTGTTAATTTTCTGCCTCCGGGATTTCCTTCAGCTATTTTCTCGGATAGCGGCTTCTTTTTTGCTCCTGCGCCTATACGAGCACCACCTCGGTTAGTACCGTCTTTTGCCATATGTTCACCTCGCTTTGCAATGGCTTGCCCTATTCCTACGTTTGAAACTGCGTTTTTTCACGCGCGACCCCACGCCGCTGTCCATTTTAAAAAGTTTCAGAGATTTTACCGCCCCCACCGGTCACCATCTCTTGCAGTTATAGATGAGTGACAGGACTTACAAAGAGACATTAAGTTCTCTTGGTTGTTGCTACCACCTTTTGATAGGGGAAGGATGTGGTGTACTTCTTCTGCAGGGGTAAGCCTTCCTTCTTTTTCGCACTCCTCACAAATAGGGTGGGCTTTAATGTACCTATCTCTTATTCGTTTCCAAGCCCGACCGTATCGTTTGTTGGAATCAGGGTCACGTTCATATTGGTTATAATGTTTATTCACTAACTTCTTATGTTCGGCACAGTATTGCTCACTTGTAGCAAGCCGACTACATCCGGGGTAAGCACAGGGACGTCTTGGTTTATATGGCATTAAGTCACCTCCTTTTGGGCATAGAAAAACCCCAAAGAATTGTTCCTTGGGGTAAACCATTTTATTATGAAACAGATAGATTTAATTAAATTTCAATTTTATATGTTATTCCGCCTGAAAAGCCTATATATCCTTTATCTAACATGATGTTCTTAACTTTAACTCCTTCAGGAATTATTTCCACCAAATTGTTTTCTTTATATGCTGACACAAAATATTCATCATCAACTTTTGTTACTTGTAACTTATCTATTCTTGATGTAATATCTTCATCACCAACATATACTTTAATAAAATTTGTAATTATTAAAGGGTCTTTAGTAAAATATAATGCTTGCCATTCAGACATTAATTACCACCTTCTATAATTTTTTATATTGATAGTTGACACACTTTCATTAATGCCATTATATCACATATAAAGATGTATTCAAGTGAACTAATGTGCATTATTTGGAAGCCGGGTCACGCTCATACTTATTGTAGTTTTTATTTACTATACTCTTATGTCTTTCACAGTACATATTATCCGTTAGTTCAGGACAGCCAGGGTAGAAACAGGGGCGTTTAGGTTTCTTAGGCATAGAACACCTCTTTCCAGACATAACAAAAGCCACCGCAGATTTGTTTCTCTGCAATGGCTTTTTAAGTCTATTTTTCTATTCTAATAATATCACACTTGACATAGTGACAAACAGTGACATTTACTGACTTCTTTTAGTAATTTTAATTGTTGAAACAGCTAAATCGTGAACACGATATACATGACGCACGTTATATCCCATATCTACAGCTATCTGCTCCCAAGTTTTAAAGCATAGGTATCGCAGCTCTAAAAGTGTTTGATATTCTATATTGTCTACTGTCTTTATAACTTTTACAATTTCACGTTTCAAGTCAACAAGACAGTCGATGTCATGATTTATTTCTGCCTGCAGATCAACTATTTTTACAATTACATCTGCCATGGTTGATGTTGAATGGTTTGGATTCTTTGGAACATCTGAGATTGTAGTTGTTACTTTGGTTGCGAGGTCGCTTAGTGAAGCCACTTGCTCAAGTTTACTATTGATGCGTTGGTCAAGGCGATAAGCCTGACCGAGATATTCTTTTGCTGTCATGATATAACCTCCTCGTTAAGTTTGCGGATAAGTATCTCCGGATCAACTGTAGTAAGGCATGAGTACCAATCGGAACGGAAAAATTGCTCGACTTCCTGTTTCATATATAAATCAATTTCTCTATTAGGGTGTTTTTTAAGTCTTTTTAATGCATTACGGTAATCTTTTGCTGCCTGCAAAATAATGGCATTCGCCAAGCTTTCATAAGGGTCATTCATAGATTTTACCTCCTGTTTGTAGGTTTACTTTTACTGCATCAATTAATGCAGCTTGTGTGTTATCTTTATTTTTAAGTGCCTTCATTACACGTTCATCAATCGTGCCTTTAGAAATTATGTGATGAATAACAACCGTGTCTTTTTGTCCTTGTCTCCAAAGTCTTGCATTAGTTTGTTGGTATAGTTCCAAACTCCAAGTAAGACCAAACCAGATAAGAGTAGAGCCACCAGTTTGTAGATTAAGTCCATGTCCGGCAGAGGCGGGGTGGATGATGGCAACAGGAATTTCACCCTTATTCCATCTTTTAATTGAGTCAGCACTATCTAAGGTTTCAACTGAAAACCTTTCAGAAATACGCTTCATATCATGTTTAAACCAGTAAGATATTAAAACAGGTTTGCCGTTAGCAGATTCTATTAAGTCCTCTAAAGCATCAAGCTTACGTTCATGTATATTAATCACTTCACCAGCCTCACCATAAACTGCGCCGTTTGCCATTTGTAAAAGTTTAGTTGATAAAGCAGCAGCATTGGATGCAGTAATTTCATCATCTTTTATTTTAGTTACTAATTCTTTTTTCATATCATCAATAATTTTCATTTCTTTTTCAGACAGATTAACTTGTACTTCATTTATTACGAGTTCAGGAAGTTTAATATAATCAGAACCTTTCATACTGATGGTTATATCTGAAATCTTTTTATAGATTTCTTCTTCAGCTCCTGGCTTAGGCTTGTATGAAAAAATAACTTGCTGGTTTCTTTTATCGGGTACAAAGTAGTCGTCTCTGTATTTACCAATAAATCTTCCAATCCTTTGCCCCATATCTAAAAGTCTAAATTCAGCCCATAGGTCAATTAAACCGTTGCTTGCAGGTGTTCCGGTTAAACCAACAATTCTTTTAATCTTTGGTCGGACTTTCATCAAAGAACGGAAGCGTTTAGCCTGATGATTTTTAAATGATGAAAGCTCGTCTATGATTAATGTGTCAAAGTCGAAGGGGAGAGAGCTGTCTTCCACAAGCCATTTAACATTTTCACGGTTTATAATATAAATATCAGCTTTTATCATAAATGCAGCTTTTCTTTCCTTTTCACTTCCAAGAGCAACAGAATATTTTAAATCTTTTAAATGATCCCATTTTTCAATTTCTGAAGGCCATGTATCTCTGGCAACTCTTAAGGGTGCAATTATTAAGATTTTGTGTATTTCAAAACTATCAAACAAGAGATTGTTTAATGCTGTTAAGGTCAAGACAGTTTTTCCTAACCTAAGCCCATATCCAAGAATATTGCTGATATTGAGTGCTTTTCTATATATGCACTTGCATATCGCTGATAATCGTGGGGTATGAACTTCATCTGGCATCACCTCCCAATATATTTTCAACTATTTCATCTATATCTTTTTCATCATCTAAAACAAATACTTTAAATCCAAGCCCTTTAAGAAGTTTATGTCTTGCTAATTGAAGGGGACGGGGTTTCATTCCTTTTTTTTTAACCTCCACAAATCCTATTTTTCCTTTTGGCAGTAATACAAGGCGGTCAGGCATGCCATCATAGCCGGGGGAGATAAACTTCGGACAAATGCCACCTAATTTTTTAACTTTTGCTACAAGTTTTTGCTCTATTGATTTTTCCATCATCGTAAAAAACCTCCATTTTTCAACATTCTCTTAAAAAAGTGCAGGTCTGTGCATGTCATGTATATAACTATATATATATTTATTTTTTATATAATTTTTTTATATGTAAAAGTTTTATATATGACCTTCATAGACCTGCACTATGTGTAAATTTCAACGTTTCTTTGATTATAGAAAGTCGGATTTTAATCGTAATCCTTTAACAATGATGCCTTTTGATGTTTTCTTTCTTTCAAACTCATGAGACTCCAATGCTGTATAAAAATCAGTCGTGCTTCTTGTAAACTCTCCAACTCTTAAGCAAAATGCACGGTATTCATCGTAAATTTCACCTGATTTGGCTGTATAGCTTTTATCTGTTTCACAGCATTCTGAAAGAAAATGCGAGAG